CAGTTCCCAGTTGCCTGTTTCTTTCCAGATAGTTTCTTTATCGCCTTCCAATCTATTGTGATACTCGTCAAAGTAGACTGGATATACCTTCCTCGGGGTTCCACTTCCTCGACGATACGCTGCAATCTGCACATCTTTTAGTTGAAACAACCTTGTCCATATTGAACGACCACCTAATGATTGGCAGCTATACGTTGATATCGAGATGCCTAACTTCTTCATTGCCATGCGATACAACTTCGGTGCAATGTTGAATCCTTGATACTCTTTTGCAATTCGAACCATCATAACGCTGTATATGCCTCTACGATCTTTTGCAAGGTCGAGTATTCCGACGCATGTCATCGACCTGCCTCCAGTGTCGAGGCACAGTTTGATCAGATACTCTTCATCATCGGTCGAATAAGAATAGATAACAATGTCTCCGATCTTTCCAATATAGGTGTAGTCTTCATTCAACTGCACTTTATTGATTCTTTCAGACTTTTGGATGTCTACAGTATCCACTATGCCACGACCTCCCATTGTACTTCAGAGAACAAAACATCTGCTCCTTCTTGCTTCAGTAGCAAGTGTGCCATCTCGGTCACACCAATCTCGTGTACCTCTGCTGGGTACATGGTAAAGGTTACTTCGAACTCTTCGAAAAACGCCCTGTAGGTTTTCATTACGCTGCCTCCTGTGGTGCGTAGGTGTCCAACCAAGCTCGAAGCTCGGCGAAAGGAATAACATCACCGTTTACCATTTCGAAGGCAACACCGTGATGTACTTCTTCGCCATTGTCCAACACGTCGTACGCGTTAAACTCCTTGGCGATTTCAGCACGCATACCAGACATCGGTCTGTTTTCAGTCGTGCGGTGAAAAGAGATACGATCTTCCTTGATCGTACCATAATAAGGTGCGTCCCAATCAGCAATGTGATCGGTAAGACGGAAGTCGATATCATCGACAACAGTCTCGCCAATAGAATACTCCTCGAAGTACTCAGACTTGCTAGTGCAAGCAGCTTCAACACGGGCCCACCACTGAGGATCCATATTCTCCTCGATGGTGCAGTTGAAGATGTAGGTGTTGCCAAACTTTGGCTTCCAGTACTGAGGACATTCGCCCTTACCGTCCCAATCGTGGGCGCCATAGTTTTCCATATGTTGAGTTTGAATTACTAATTTCATGCTGTCACCTCAGGCTTTTTTACATTTTGTGGAGCGTAGAGCCCTTCAAGGCTCCGAACTTCGTTAAAAACACGGATACGTTTTGCAGTCAGGCCAGTGACTTCTCCACCCACCCAGCAGTCAGTACCGACACACTTTACCCAAACTTTTTCACCGATTTCGAAATTCACGTTTTTCTTTCTTATCTCCATTTGACAAGGACCATTATACCCTGCTGAGACGGGAAAGTACACCTCTAAGTCTTTGATTTGATTAGACTTTTTGGGCGCACGCAAGTTATTGATTTCATTAGATATTTTTTTAGATTATTTTTGTTAATTATTTACATAATCAATAACAAAATGATCTAAGTCGTTTTGGTTATTAAAAATGAATTGGATATACGGATTGCCCCCGGCGGGTCCATAATGGATGAGAGAGCGATAGTGTGCATTGTATTTGGTGCAAAGATCAGAGAGGTAGCTGAGGGTGCAGTCAGAAGCGCAGTCGAGTTCATAAGTATACATAGATATTCTCCTCATGGGGGCTGGTATTCTACCTCATGGGGAGACCCCGTTACATGCCTGGCTTAGACTTTTTACTTCTAAGCTTATAACTTTTGCGTATAAGCCGTGAGGTGAAGGGCCCTGTCAATAAACGGACAGGCTGGGATCTTGTTTGTATAAATACTTGCTTGAACGAAGTTCATTCTACAGCATGCCTATATAGATGATTTATAATTTTATAGGTAAAAGACAATGCATAAACTAGACAAAAGCTTGTTCAGAATCTTGTGCGTCGGTATTGGTGTTATTTTGTTAGTATCTTGGCTGCCTGATGTGATGGCACAAGAAGAAGCTGTAGATCCTAATTTAATAAGAACTGAGTCGACTACTACAAGCACTATTACAACGAACGGTAATACTACTACGACACTGAAGTCGCCTCCTGCATCTGCGATTACACCAACTATCAATACATCGAACTCTGATCTTTGTACTTTTGGTGTAGCTGGAGCAGTACAAACACAAATTCTCGGTATTTCTACAGGTACACAATTTACTGATGATAACTGTGAACGACTGAAGAATGCCAAAACTCTATATGATATGGGTATGAAAGTGGCAGCGGTGTCACTGATGTGTACAGACGAAAGAGTATTCGATGCAATGATGAATGCTGGTACACCATGTCCATACGATGGTTTAATTGGCGCTGAAGCAAAAGCCGCATGGCTTGCAGCTGGCGCTGACAATGCAGAAATAGAGAAACCAAAGGACGGAATAGATGAGCAGACAAAAGATACTGCTGTGGCTAGTGGCGGTGTCGCTGGCTTACTTGCCCTCTTACTCCTACTCTGAGCAAGTCTTTGGTCAAACGACTAATGCTGCGCAGAACGGATATTCATGGGTAATGGAGAATCTTTTGCCTCAACAGACAGGTTTGCAAGTTAATCAAGTTCTGTATAGGTACACGACAGTAAAAAATGCTGAAGATCCTTTACTTGTTACTGTACAAAACAAGAATGCGGTAGACGATGGATACATCTTTCGAGAGACAGATGATTGGACAGGTTTACCAGGAAATTCGATCTTCAAGGTGATAGGTGTAGGTGGACAACCTATCGATTATTGGGGAGACGGAGAAATAGTATGGGAAGGTGTAGGTGACGTTGTAGATCCATCAGTCATTTACACATATCAATATGACACATGTTTTGATCCACAAGCAGATCCATCATGTCCAGGATATAAGGTTGAAATGCCTGATATTCCATCAGTTGAAGTTGTAGATCCACTTGATGATACATTCGTACAAGATGAGATTGATAGAGAGATGACTATGCGCGACGAAGATGAAGAGGAACGTGAGCGCAAAGATATGGAGAAAGAAGAAGATAATGAAGAAGAGGTTGATCTCGAGACAGTATTAGGTATCGTTGAAAGATCATTACAAATTGCTGAAGATAACGTAAGGCATAATCAAGTAATGGCTCTAAACCAATTCTCTAATCAATATTATGAACAATTGCCTGATACAGTATATCGTGAAACAGTTCAACTCAAAGATGCATCGATGCCTAGAAATAATCGGGGTCGAAGTTTACTTATTGCACAAGATGTACTACATGATAAGTTAGTCAAATCACAATTTAAAGGAGAACGTTAATGTTCAAGAAAATTCTGGCAGCAGCAATCGCCATGACAGCTATCAGTGCACAAGCACTCGATGCTCCTATCGTAGGAAATGTTGAGTCTAAGTGTGTTGTTACTCTTGATAGACAAGGTGTTTACGGTAACCCTTCAGCGAGTGTACTCAGTACTGACTCGGCTGATGGTGGTATAGAGCCTGTTGTACGTTATGATGTTGTTATCGCTAATGCATATAAAGCAGTCGTCACTCATCCTTCATCTTTCTCACAAAGTCCTGCGCTTACTGATACACTTGCATGGACAGGTTCTACTGCGGTAGAAGCTGTGTCTGATGCTCAGATGTCTGCGTATGATACGAGTAAGATCGAGTATGATTCTACTACTGAGATTGATCTCGAATATACAGGTAGCACATGGTTCAAAGTCAGTTCAGAAGCAGATTATGGTATTAGCAAAGCACTTCCTGGCGGTACATACACTGCAATCGTTCAGGCGAATTGTATAGCGATTTAAAATCATGCGCTATATTATGGCACTTTTGTTTACAGTCCTGAGTGGGTCCGCATGGGCCCACGCATGGACTCCTACCTATCCCGATCTTAAAATGTCTTACGTCAAAGATGTCTATGTTGCGGAGATGCTTCTATGGAACTCTCGCGCGGACGTATCATACTACACTTTCGAAGTATACACAGATAACTGGGAACACATACCGTGGGCTATGACGGAAGGCCGTAGAGTACGAGTAGAGTATCTCGAGAGAAAGAAAATAAATATATACATAAGGAAGGCGGATGTGCCGCGTACGCGATACATATGTTCGCTCTCATTACATGAGAAACAAAGACTATCTGCGAGTTTAGTTTCTTCTAGGGTATGTTCAAAAATAAAATGAAAAAAATAATTATAATATTGTTGATGTTACCGATGTTTGCATATGCACAATCAAATGGTATCAACTTAGCGATTCCACAATCTCCGCAGAGTTTCCAGTCAGACAGAATACGGGCTGGTGATTTGGAATGTTCGGCTGCTATTGGTTCATCGACATATGTAGAGTTTGGTGTTGTAGGAATATTGAATCAAAACGATCCGTTTTATGGTGGTATGGATCCGGCATACAATTTACAACAAGACGATTTTATGAGAGACATTGGCGTATACGGTAGAATTACTATACCAATTGGAGCGCCGAAAGAAAGACTCAATTGCAATGTATTATACAAACTCGAGTTAGAGAAGAAAAGACTCGAGGTGTTGAAGTTACAACAAGAGATACAAAACCTTCGGAACCTACAGTTTGAGGCTCCGACGTCGTCGAGTGTATTAGCTAACGGAGATTAGTCATAATGATAGAAATAGCCGCCGCTTTGTCGATGGCTGGTTCTGCATTTAATATGATTAAAGGAGCGATTGAGAAGGGCCAAGAGGTCCAGGATATGTACGATGTATTTGCCAAATTCTTTGATGCGAAAGAACAACTAGCAGAGGCAGATCAACATGCAAAAAACCCATCAATGGTGGGATCATTATTTGGTGGAAGTAGTGTAGAAGCACAAGCACTACAAGTCACCGCAGCACGACACAAGATAAAGCAACTCGAAAAAGAATTATACGAATTTTTGCTTTACACTGGTCAACAACAATTCTACGAAGATATGATGAAAGAAAGACGCATCATTCGTCAACGTAGAATCGAAGCAGCACAAGCAGCTGCCCGTAAAAAAGCATTTTATATTGATGTAGTATCTATAGTCGGCTTTTTTGTATTATGCGGTGTGTTAATTGCAGGCTTTGTGAGTATCATATGATAAAAGCTGAGCTCACAAAACACGGGCAAATTAGATATATCGTATACGATACAAATAAGCGTATCATCATTGTTACGAGTGACAGAAAACTAGCATACAATATATCGGAGGAGGCAAGATATGCGTAGAGGCAAGAAGACAGATATTGTCGATTATATAGATATTCGTATTTCTCAATTAGCTTCTGATATGAATAAAGCAAAAGATGAATACGATAAGCAATGGTATAATCGTATTATTCAAGAACTCAGTTGGGCAAAATCACAAGATCACAACTGTTATATGGGAGAAAAAAATGGCGGAGTTTGAATTCGCTGGTATGACTTTTAAAGGCGGTAAGATGTTTATCGTCTTAACAGCACTATCTACTCTCGGTGGTGGTGCATGGGGTGCGTTTGAATTTTATAATGATTACCGTAATATGAAAGAGACAATCGAATCCTATGTCGCTCCTGACATGTCGGGTATCGAACAAGAATTAGCAGTACAATCAGAATCAATGGCTTCAATACTAGTCACAATCGATCAAGTAGAGAAGAAGCTCGATTTAGTAGAGGATAGATTGACTGAAGATATGGATCAAGTCGAGGCCCTTGCAAGAAGGATAGATGATCAAACAAATACCACGCAACGTGAAGTGCGTGACGATATTTACAATATTGAGTCTAAAGTAAATGAGCGAATGAGAACTCTCGATGCAGATTTACGTCAGACGAGAAAAGATCTCGAAGAGAAAATTCAGATTATACTTGATAATCCGCTGAATAATTAAACCCAAGGCGGACCAATATACCAGCAAACGAGAGACTTACGAGTACCAGTTTGGACAGGAGTTACTCGATGTTGGACATACGAAGGGAACACAATCGCTGTTCCCTTTGCTATTTCTGGATTGATCTCAGGATTAAATTGATGTACTCTATACCATGGTACATCAGGTCCATGTACCCAAGCGTTTTCTATTTCGAATCTGCCTTCGGTCCATTCAGAAAAATCATTAAGAAAAATAGACATACTTAACTTTCTATTCATTCCGTCCCATTCAGGATCCATACCATTTTCTGATTGATATGGTTCATCATGAGTATCTTTGTGCCAACCATATCCATCGTTGACACCATAGTGTGTATATTGGAATGCTTCTCGATTTTGAATATCCCAATTTTCTAAACCCATTTCTAATTTCACACGATTAAATCTTTCATCGATCATACGATAGAATTTTTGGAATTTTTGTTCATCTCCATCATCAAAATCGCCTTGTAAAAACCAAGTCTTACAAGATCGAATTGGATCCTTCGCTGCAAAACCAGCAATACCCTCATCTGATACTTCGCCATCTTCCCATCTATCTTTATACTTGTCGCATAAAGCTACGAGATCATCACATTCTTTTACTGATAAAAATTCAGGTGTGACAGAAAATACTTGATTAGTAGCCATTAGAAGTCCTTCAGTTTACCTTTATGATATAAATCAAAGAATTTACGGGTCATTGGTTGCCAATCTTCGAGTGCTTCATCAAATACTAACGAGCCTTCGCCACCACCAACTGCCATCAAAATTACAATACGTTCAATATCCATGTCATAATGTTCTTTGACCATGGTAGCATACGCAGCACCTTGCATAAAGTACGATTTAATCTCGTCTTTAGATTTCCAGCGTTTAGATGTTTTGAAGTCTAGGATTGTGTTTTTGCCGTCGTAACGACAAATAAGATCAGCTGTACCGGCCGTTTTGAGTTCGTCCGAATACATTTGCAATTCGACCCCGTAGATTTCGTCCACGTTCTGATCGAGATAGGGTTGGATGGTTCTGAAAGTATTTAGTGCTATCGGATTCGCGTCTTCTTTCAGCTGATTCAGAATATAATCCTCGGCAATTTGGTGCACTGCAGTACCTGCGCGTGATGCCTGTGTTGAGATCTTGTTGGCAGTCTCCGCTCCCACACGTTTTCGCCATTCCCATATCTTCTTCCTCGATAATGCGCCAAGGGCTGACGTTACTGATGGATACTTTTCTCCACTTTCAGTAACGTACAGCCGCTTGCCGTCCTCGTTGATTCGTTTTAGGGTTTTGGGCTCAAATAATTTAAGCGCAAAGTCCGAGCTCTTCTCTTGCAATGATATACTCCTTCACCAGACACGATCTAACAATATCGTTAGAATGAAATTCAATGTGTTCGAATCCACTGAGTCTGTCAATTATCTTCATAAAGTCTAAGAGACCTTGTCTCTCTTGTTGTTTAGTTAAATCACTTTGTCGGAAATCACCGCAAAAGATGAGTCTCGCATTGTCACCGATTCTTGTAATAAGTGAATCGAGTTCATGAAAGTTCATATTATTAACTTCGTCTACTATGACAATAGTATTATCCATTGTACAGCCTCTGACGAAAGAAGTACACATAAATTTTACTAGGTCTTTCTCTTTCAGGATATCGTATGCGTCACCTCGCCGAAACAATTCATTACAGATTGCTCGATAAGGTTCCTCATATACTGATAGCTTTTCGTCTTCATTACCCGGAAGAAAGCCGATATCTCTGGTTGGTACCGCGCTACGTACAATTGTAATATCATAGTAGTCGCAGTCGGGGTTATTGAAAAGTTCTGATAATGCTAGATAAAAAGATACAAATGTTTTACCTGTACCTGCCATTCCATGAAGTAGTAAGTGATCTCCTGAGTCAAATGCATCAAACGTCATCTGCTGTGCAAAAGTTTTCGGTAAGATTGGCTGAAGTTTCATGCCTCTCTGTGGTACGTGTTCGTTCGAATCTAAAATACCGTTCTTTCTCAACGAACGTCGCTGTCTCTTCGAAAGTGCCATATAACCTACTCTTTTTTTGTTGTTATACTTACGGGTTAGTATGTTTCTATCGTGCTGCCCCTCCCAGAAGCCTTTTTGATTGATTTCAACACATCACGAAAGCCAGCGTCAGGTCTTTGATTGACGCCAGTAACAATACTTACTTTGTTCGTAGTGATCTTACGAGTGAGATGAGGATGAGCCGCTAAGAATGTGTCCATCTCAGCTATTTTATGTACGTGATCTTCTAACTCACCAGATTCAGAATTTAAATAAGTGTACGTTGGCATGTTTTATTTATAATGTTCGACTTCTAACAGAGCTTCTAAATCATTAGAACGAAGAACATTTTTTAAATATTTTTCTTCTTTATGCTCTCGATACTCGTGAATGAATTGCTTGTCACCATCTTCAAACTTGCGTTCTTCTTTACGATGGTTACTTTCTCGTTTTGACTTACTCATACTTGAACCTACCTGGAAATGCTTCTTCTACTAACTTCGAAGTAATACCTTTATATGGCAACTTCTTCTCTTTTACACCGAGCATTAGCTTAGCATCTTCGGGATGAATACTCTCAAGCATCTCGATGAATACACGTTCGCGCTTAATCTGATGGATATTAGCGCTACGCTGATTCTTTGTAAAGATATACAGCTTTCGTACTTCTTGATATAGTCCACCTGTATTATCAATCATATCTTCTGGCGGATTAAAAGGTGGATTACCTTCTGGCAATTCAAACTTGATGCGTACATCACATACAGCTTCTAATATTTGCATGAATGCATTATTATTTCCATATGATTGCAGCTTAGCGATCTTATTTTTACGACCAGTTGTTTTCTCAATCTCTTTAAAGATATCGCTAATTAATTTTGCCATTTTAAAACTCCGAAATACAGTCAGTTAGATTTTTTAATTTATATTTGATAAAATAGTTGAACAGCTTTGCGCGAGTCTTATTAGCTTGCTCTGACATTTGCTGTAAGGTTTCATGTTTGATTTCCGATGGTACACGATCGAGGTCAATCATCATACGATTGCGATGATAATTATGTTGTAGCTCGTCAGGTACTTCTTGTAGTAATTCATCCATGCGCTTTGCTCGCAGTGGCTTCTGTCGCGCATTGGCCACAAACGTGTCATCAGAACTCAGTACATTAGGTATACCATCGCCTGTATCTCCCTTGATGATGTGTTCTTTTAGGAACAGCTCAGGATCATTGCACTTTAGCCAACGCTTTCGTACAGGATCAAACTGTTTGACGTTAGCATACTTCTGTAATTGTTGGAAGTCTTTATCACCTGAGAGAATAAGAATAGGTTCACCACCGAGATCACGACCATGTTGATGACATAATGTAGCAATCACATCATCTGCTTCAGCGTGTTCTACTCTGACAGTGGGATAAGGGAAGAATTCGACGAGCTCATCGCGGACCATATTCAGCACACGAAAAATCTCATTCCAATCTAGTCCGGAATCTTGACGATTCTTCTTACGATTCGCTTTATAGTACGGGAAAAACTGTTTGCGCCAGTTAGACGTAGCGTCGCAGGCAATGACTAGCGCGCCGAATTCTTGTTCGAACTTGACTTTGTTTGAGCGAATTGAGTTGAGGATCATATGCCGCAGCAAATCCTCATTCACTTGAACATTCTTTGGACCGCTAACCATGAGATTGGCTAGGGCAACTTGGTTGTAATCTAATATAATCACGTTAAACTCCACTTAATCTATAGGTATATTCTACCAAATAAAAGTGGCTTTGTAAACCCTAAAAGTCGAATTCCAGTTGAGAGTCATCTGGGATCTCAGTATCGAAGTATAAATTCTTGGCGAATATCTGAATAGGATGGTCACATTGATGCATCTTATATACGAAAGATTTAAGAGACTCATACAAAAAAGATATATCATAAATGTAGTTTTCATCAGCTACATTATATTTTTCTTGATACATCGACTGTAACAATTCGCCAAGAAAAGCTTCTGTTTCAATTTCAGCTAATTCAGATTTATCGTACGTGTCAAATCCTGCCTCATGGGCCATTTGTTCGTAACGACGTTCTATTGGGAATTCTATGATATTACTCATAGACATATTTATATCATCCAGTACTGTAACTGAATATTGGACCTTCATCTTTTGGAATAGATCTATCTTCTATATTTGAGATCAATGCGCTCATTAATGAGTTCCATTCCGCCGATCTATTTTCCCATGAATAGAACGTATCAGCATAAACTTTTGTAGGACCAGTATTTTGATACATTGCTTTGTAATGTTCGATAGTAAGATCTAACATATTATACAGGGCCCCGGCATGAGCATTTGGTTGCTCATAGTATTGATACATATTAGTCCAATGTGATGCTGTTTCATAAAGAGCACCAAAATTTGAATGAACACAAATGCATTTTGCAGACATGGCTTCCATTAAAGACATGCATGAAGTTTCTGCCCAAGTAGAAGGATATGCAAAAATATGTGCCTTCTTTAGTGCTTCTCGAACTTCATCATTTGGTACTGATCCATGATTAGTCATTTGAGGATGATCATCAATGGCTTTAAATACAGTCTCGAAATCTTTGTCTCTCTGATCCCAACCATATATCTTAAATGATGAATATACATCTAAGTGTAGATTATTATGTTTTTCGACTAATTTATTAAAAACTGCAGTTAGAACATTAAGGCCACGATGAGGTGTTGTGTGATAGATAAGATTAATCTTACCATCGTCTGGCTTTACGTGCTCTTCGATTGGATCAATAAAGTTACGCAATACTATGCACTTACTCCATGGTAGTCCGTACATATCGATATATCTTTGCATCTGCCAATTAGATACAAATACAAACTTATGGAACTTATTTTTACCGTGTTCTGTTTCTAAGAACTTTGATTCAGGATCACCAGGTAAGTCATGTGCCCAAAAGATTCGGATTTTATCATCGGCAAGTTCTCTTACTCGGCTTGATACAATCTGACATTCTTTTAAAAGTTTGGGTTCGGCTCGTTCAGCAACGCGCATAGTGAGTACTTCAGTACCGCCCGTTGATTTCTCATTGGTCTCATTGCGCTTAAATTCTCCAGCAAGTATCTCAGCCATCTTCACCATCCTTGATAATATTATCATTACGAACAATTTGTACGTGGCCACGCAGATTTCTACGTGTCTTCTGCTTCAAAGGAATTAGACACAACGTATAGTTATTGTCGTATTTCCCTAAAGGATAAACAATTTGCTTGCTCTTTTTAATTCTATGAACGTCTAACATTACAATCCACTCTCTAAATAAAACATTAAATCACCAATATCTTGACCATTAACGACTACAAAGGGAAATCCTTCACATTGCGGCCAAATTTTATCTATTGCCTCTCGCGAAATATCAGTATCAACTTCTAACATCGAACATTCTACACCTTTCTGTTCAATGTACATCTTAAGCATCTCACAAGGAGGACAACCTTCTTGGGTAATTACTACAATGTGTCTTTCTTCTTCAGCCATTTTCCGTTTATCTTTCCACCAATAAATTGATTATAGTATTCTTCAGTCAATAATGCTTCGCATCTGATCTGATAATCCATCTCCCAATATGCACACTCAGTTTTTGTTTCACACAACTGTACAACATATCGTTCAAACTCTACACCTTTAGCAAGCTCTTCTTTGAGTTCTTTGTTTGATCCGTAGTATTTTTTCCAGTCTGATTCGACTAATGATCTTCTTTTTCTCTTTTGACCTTTGAGAGGAGGCAGTGTCTTCTTACTCCAGAAAAACTTCTTACCAATATATTTGCGTTTAGTTTCTTTATTAATTAACAAATATACCATACCATAGAAGTTTTGTACATGCTCTGACTCAAGCGTCCAACCTTCTAGTAGATGTATCCATGGATTATCATAGCTTGCAGTAGTTAACGACGACATTGCCTTCGTAGAAGATTCTTTTTGATTTGGCAAAACTGTCTGACCACCTTTGTTCGGCGCATAATCTATCTTCGACGATTACTCTACCTATACCAACTTGTACTACGCCTTTTGCACATTCGTGGCAGATAGGTAATCCATATACAAAGAGATGAGCACCTTTTAGTGAAACTCCATTCTCTACAGCATTATATATACAATTCATTTCAGCGTGTACCACGAGTTCATATTTTGTCTCGCGATCGTTGAGTCTTTCTTCAGTATCTTGTATTCCTTTTGGGAATCCATTATATCCTGTGGCAAGAATATTACGATTGCTGCCAACAGCTACAGCACCAATCTTTTTTGATGGGTCTTTTGACCACGTTGAAATGTGTTTTGCTAGTTCTAAGAACTTACGATCCCACGCCGAACTAATACCAGGGTATGTCACCACTCTAACTCCATATCATCATCATATTCAAACTGTTGGTCTTCGAGTGATGCGCTACATATCGGACAAAATTCGATTGGCATTTCTTCGTCATCGAAATTAGTCTGACGTATAATCACATCACACTTGACTTCACAAGATCTACAGTTAATCGTCT